GTATTGCGGCGCTCAACAGCTAATGTAGAAGCAAGTTCAAATGGTGACGCTGTGAGTCTAAAATCACTTTATGGAATGATTGCTCAAGGCGTACACAATACGCAAGTATCTGGGTCTTCATTAACTGTTACTAAAAGCGACGATACAACAGTATTAGGTACTCGCACAGTCACAACCGATCCAACGGCAGAGCCTATTATCGGAATAGATAGTGATTAACGGAGGATTTCAGAACTATTTGCACATGATGTATGGGTTACCTAACGGCTTTATACAAGCCAAGGTACAACCTGATACATCTGACCTGTTATTGCGCGGGTTGCGCAAAAAACGCCGTAAAACAGAAGAAGAGTTATTAGAAGAGCAAATTGCCGCTCAATTATTACAAGCTCGGCAAAAAGATATAGTAATTCCCGAAACTATCTCAGTACAGAGTTTAAGTAGCATACTAGAATCAAAACTTAACACTCGACCATTACCTGGTGAACTTGAAGGTAAAGAGCGAGAAAAACGAATAAGGGTATTGATGCTTGCTTTGATGATGGAGGACTAATGGCAGAAAAGTACAAACTATTCCAATGGTGTCCAGTACAAGAAAAGGTTGTGCCAGTTGAAGAAGTGCAGGTGCGCGTTCATGCTAATGCTAAACATATGTTTATCAATGATGAAATGCCGCCTACACGTAACCCATTGAATCCAAAAGAAATTTATACAAGTAAATCAAAATTGCGAGCTGCTTATCGAGCTGCTGGAGCTATTGAAGTTGGGGATGCTTATGATCGGGGATATGACCCACAAAAAGAATCCCAAATAAATGAAAAGCGGTTGGTAGGCAGTTTAATGCAACAAATTAAGGAGCGAATGAATGGATAGGGTAGAAAATGAAAACATTGAAACAGAAGTACAATCGGCTCCATCTAAAGTAAATCTTCGCGCAGCTTTAGATGAAAATTTTGATGCAAAAGATGAAGATGTCGTAGAAGCAGTTTCTACTGAGGCTAAAGAATCCTCCCCTGCGCCCCAGGAATCTGCTCCGGTTGAACAAGAACAACCTGTAGTAGAACGTATTCCAGTAGTGCCCCCTGCTGATATGAATAAAGCCGAAAAGGAGGCGTTTCTCAATCCAACCGCAGAAAATGCACATATCCTACAGCAGTACATGAATCGTCGAGCATATGAAACTCGTACCGATTATCAGCGCAAAATGACTGAAGTAGAGGAGATGCGTAAAAACACTGCAAGTGTGTTTGATACTATAAAACAGTATGAACAGGACTATGCAAAAGAAGGTATATCATTAGGCGATATAGCCAAGCGCTCAATAGCTTGGGATAAAGCCATGAGACAAAATCCTGTAGAGACAGCACGGGAGTGGCTTGAGTCTTACGGAGTAGATATTAACGAGCTAGTCAATGGGCATAGCTATGAAGGGCAAATACCACCTCAACAAAGCACTCAAAACTATTTAACTAGAGAAGAGGCAGAACGAATTGCGGAAGAAAAATTCAAAGCAGTTCAGACAGAGCAAGAACAAAAAGCAGTTGCATATTACAATCAACGGGTCGTAGAATCATTTGTAAGTAGCAAGCCATTATTTAAGGATCCAGAAACAGCATCTCAGTTAGAAGCTGAAATGGCTCCGATAGTGCAAGCATTAAGTAGCACTGGCAAGTACAGCTCTCCCGAAGAGATCCTGAATACTGCCTATAATTATGTAGTGGCTGGCAATCCGACTTTCTCCGCTCTCAATTCAGCAATGAGCGCAAAGCCGGTAATAGATCAAAAAGTTGCAGCAGCTCAAAAAGCTAAAGCAGCAAGCAAGTCAATATCTGGCTCCGCCGGTAGCGGGACTCCCAGGATGGAAGTGAAAAATTTACGGGACAACCTGCGTCGGCGCATGAGCGGCGATTAAGTAATTTTGGTTGTCCTGAAACTAATTTAAAGGACAATCAAAATGCCAAATTTAGAGGAAGCAGTAGTAGCGACCTTGTTTGATCAGTCGGATTCGATAGCTGATGAAATTCTTCATCATAACCCGCTATTGGCTTCGCTTGATGACCAAGGTCTAGTTCGTAAATTCTCCGGTGGATATGAACTCCGCAAGCCCATCATGTACAATGATGCTGCTGTAGGTGGATTCTACGCTGGATTTTCTTCATTCAATCTTGATTCAATCGATGATGCAACAGCATTCCGATTTGCTATCAAGCAGGTTTATGAGCCTGTAGCTATCAGCGGTCGTGACCGTCGTGCTAACCGTGATCAAGCTATGTTGCTTGATCTCGCTGAAATGAAGATGAAGGCTGCAATCGCTCGACTAAAGAACACTGTAGACACTTCCCTCCGTGGTGATGGAACTGGTTCTGGTGGACTTGAGTTTGACGGTATCAAGAAGGCAGTTTCATCTGCACCTGGTTCGGGAACTTATGGTTCGATTGACCGTACTGCTAACACTTTTGCACGTAACCTTGCTGTAACGGGTGTAACCCTTACCGCAGCGAACGTACAAGAGCAGGTAACAGATGCAATCAGTCAGATCACACGAGGTAACGAAATGCCTGACCTTGGTCTCGCAGATCGTACCGCTTGGAAGTTTCTACATAGTTCTTTGACTGCAATTCAGCGTATTCAGCTTCCTGCAAAGAAGGCTGTAGCTGGATTCCGAGTCCTTAGCTATGACGGATGCGACTTCGTATTTGATGGTGGATATAACTCGTCAGTTCTTGAAACCAACTCAATACGATTGCTCAACACTAAATACTGGAGTTTTGACATGGTTCGCGGAGCTGACTTTAAGCCTCTCGCACCTGAGATGAATCGTCCAGTTGATCAGGATGCTTTCTTCACGGTTATTATCGTTGAAGGAAACCTCTGTTGTGCAGCTCCGGCTCTTCAAGCGTACATTGGTGCTTAATTAGTAGGAGGAACATAATATGGCACGTTCGGGATCATTTGGAGTAAATTACAAGAAATCGTTTGGAACAGATCCAGCAATTATCGAGGCAAAACTTGGCGATATTGGTTCTGATTCAGATGGTGAGTGGATGTATGTAAAAGCTGGTGGAACCATCGCTCAATACGCATTTGTTCTGATTTCTGATGCTTTTCTAGCTACAGAAACTTCAGGCGCATCAAGCATCGTTCAGCATGTAGGAGTTGCGCAAAACGCTCTTGCAACTAACGAGTTTGGTTGGGTGTGGATTGGCGGTCCTGCTGGCGGTGGAGTTGGTAAGGGAATCAAGGGTAAGATTGCAGCATCGTATGTTGCTAATACTCCTCTCCTTACAACTGCTACTTCTGGCGTGGCTGATGATGCTGGTTCGACTACAATTAAAAACGTATCTGCTACGACCCTTACAACGGGTGCAGCAAACGTGGAGTTGAAGTCAACTGGTTATCTCACACTTAACTAATCAAAAGGGCGGCTTGTATAGCGCCCTCTTCTAAAAAGGAGATTTATGCCAATACTAGAAGATTTGATTGGTTTGGGACTGCCTCCAGAGCAGGCTAGTGTGTTGTCCACTAATTCACTTAGTGCATCACCTACCTATGCTTCATCGGGTACACTAACAGCTTCGGGTTCAACTATTGCTGATGCTCTTACTCTGACTTCGTTTATTAACTTAGTTGGAACAGCAGCAGCAAGTACAGGGGTTCGCTTGCCGGTTACATGTCCGATTGGTCAAGTTGTTTATGTTTCCAACAATGGCGCTAACGCAGTTCGTGTTTACGCTCAAAGTTCACAAACATTAAACACTTCGATTGCAGGTGCTACCGGTGTTTCGGTTGCTACAACTCAAGCAGTACAGTGTATCCGTCAATCGGATACAAACTGGATTGTTTTGCTACATACTAAGGCAACTTAGTAACTAGGGGGGTGAAAGTCCCCCCACAATTTTAAGGAAACCTATGCCAGATTTTACACCTTCTACACCCCAAGCATTATTTTCAGCTAGACGACTTGCTACTGTAACTCCGTCAGATACAACTGATTTAACAGGTGCTAGGGCTGTTTGGGTTGGTGGAGCAGGAACTCTCACAGTAAAATGTTTAGATGATAGTGCTGCTGTTAGCTTAGTGGTACCAGCAGGTACTTTGTTGCCATTATTTGTTTCTCGTGTAATGGCCGCAACAACTGCAACGTCTATTGTAGTGCTATACTAATGCGTACAAGTGCCGGTCTTGATTTAACTAATGCGCAAACTGCGTTTAGTCCAGCTTCACTATTTGCAGGTGGCGAAGTTGGTGTGTTGTACGATCTTAATCAAGCAACAAACTTAACTAATGTTATTCCAAGTTGGCAGTATAATCGCAGCACAAATAGTAATACCGCAGCTTTAACTATTACCAATGGTACTAAAACAACCTTAGATCAAACTGCCCCAGATGGAACACTAACGGCATCGACGTTTACCGCAACATCAATGCCATGTTCTATTCAAATAACTCAAACGGTTGTCGTTGGTCGTCAATTTTGTGCTTCTATTTATGTTAAGTCGTTAGCTGGTGGCAATGTTTTAGATATACGTACGCCAAACAATGAAGTTACCTCAGTTACTATTTCTAGTAATTGGCAACGAATTGTAATTTCCGGAACATATACATCTGGATTTGGTAACTATCAAATTTTACCCCGAAATGTTGGAGATTCTTTTGCTTTGTGGGGTCAGCAAAATGAGCTAGACACTCTTACTCCAAGTCCATTTCAATCCGTTCAATTAGGCACTACAAGTTTTCCACCATATACTTTTAGAATTACCAGTGATTTAAATTCTTATGCAGTAGCCACTACAGGGGCAAGATTTGCATTAGATCAAAGTAAAAATTTACAGTTGGGTTCTGAACTTGTCAGCAATGGTACGTTTAATACCGATCTAACTGGGTGGGCTGTTGGGGCAACTTCAGGAGCTGTTTGGAATGATGGACAAGCTCGTTTAGTAAATTCTAGTGGTACCGGCCCTGCTAATTGGTTTGGTGTTAATCTTGGCGCATCACAAAGTGGCAAAGTCTTTGAAATAAATTTTGACGCAACATGGATCTCTGGAAGCAATTCGCTACTTGTTGGTTCTGGGTCAACTTCAACAACCAAGTTTTTCGTATCTCAAGCAATGAATGGAGGCGTTAAACAACGCTATAAATTTGTTATTCCAATAGTGAATAGCACAAGTCCAGACAACAATTTTTGTATAAATTTTGCAACTAACGGAACAGCCACTTGGGATATAGATAATGTTTCTTGCAAAGAAATTTTAGGCAATCATCTTTATTCTACTGCGTCCAGCACTGGCCCAGCTAATTCTAATGTTTATAATTCTGTTACAAGTCAAACCGACAACCTTAGTAGTACCAATACAGGAGTAACCGCAACTCAATCTTTGCCGTCGGGAAACATTGGACCAAGTATTTACGACACAGCATTTGCAAGTTTTACTAATTTGACTGAAGATACTAGCACTGGAGATCATTCAACAGTCGGTGGTGGCGCGACAAATTTTAGCTTAACAGCAAGTGTTCCACAGCGAATAAGTTTCTATGCTCAATCCGTCGGTCGCGATTGGATGGCATTTGAAATCAATACGTTGGCTAATACACTAACATTTTTTAATACGACAACTGGAACTGTTGGAACAGTTGGTTCTGCAATAACGTCGGCAGCAATTACTGATGCTGGAACTTCTGGTGGCGCTAAATGGTGGTTAATTACTTTAGATATTACACCAGCAGCAACGGCGTCTTATGCACCAAAATTTTATTTGGCTAGTGCTAATGGAACAACAAGTTATACGGGATCTACAAGCAATATATTGCGACTTGTTAGACTAGATGTTCGTCCAATCAATCGCATAACAACTCAAACAGTACCTCAACAGCGAACTACAGCGTCATTGACTACTACTAATGTTTTAGGCTTATGTCCTAATAGCTTAAGTTTTGATGGTGTTGATGATTGGATGCAGACTAATGCAATTCCTTTTACCAGCAACAAAGTCACTTGCTTTGCTGTTATTCTGCGACGTTCTGATTCTGCTAATCAGATGATTTTCGAGCTTGGTAATGCCGCAACACAAGCATTTTATTTATCAATTCCAACGGCTGCTAGTTATCAATTTCAAAGTGCTGGAAGCCTTGCTGTTCAAGCAACAACGCCAACAAACTATTCATCACCACGAACCAACATTGTTACATGTATTGGGGATATCAGTGGCGATGTTTGCAAAGTGCGAGTTAATGGTACTGAAGTAGCAAGCAATACAGGTGACCAAGGCACAGGCAACTACAGCAATAGTTTAAATTTATTTGTTGGCCGACGAGGTGGTAGCACTTTGCCGTTTGATGGTCGATTGATGTATTTGCTGATTATCAATCGAGCTTGTACTGCAACTGAGATCGACAATATGGAATCTTTTTTAACTAAGAGTTTTTATATACCATAATGACTAGTTTAATTTTGCTTACTTCTAACTCTTTACTTAATGATGCCAATGCAATCGGTAAAGCATTGGGTTATGGTTATCCCTGTTTTACGGTTAAGCTAAGACATGCCACAAGCAATGCTATTTTTTGGGCTTGTAGCTTAATTGCATCCGATGCATTTATTGACTGGTTAAATGCTGGTTCTCAAGGACAATACCCTCAAATCGATGGCATAGCACCAAATATAGTTAAATCAGTATTTGATAACATAATTATAAAGTCTTCTAATGAACTAGAACAAAAACAACTGTTTGATTTAACCTTAAAGGAGCAAAAGCTAGTAATGGCTTAGGCAAGTTATATGGTTGATGTCAAGACAAAAGAAACGTACCATTCTAGCAGGTTAGTTATTTTATAGGAGAACTATGCCTCAAATTGATTGGAATACGTTAATGAATGGCGGCGCACCCAAGAAGCGTTATAGCGGTGCAAACGTCAAATTCCTAAAAACTTACAACGAAAATAGACAGAAAAGCATAGAAGCTGGCAGACCTATTTTTGATGAAATTATATCACTATCAATACAATGGCCTGGTGGAGATGAGACCGTTCGCCGTGTAGAGCCTCAAGATATTGTAGAATACCCTGAAAAATGGGCAGCATTTCAAGCAGGTAATCAAACCGTTGAAAGTGGTACCCCATTGGCAGAATGGCCGCCCCTACCTGGATCTACCTTGCGAGAACTTCAGGGAATAGGCTTTCAAACTGTTGAACAACTTGCCGATGCTAATGATGATATTAAACGGCGCCTTGGTCCAACTGGCCGATTTGTAAAGATGGCTAAGGATTGGCTTGAAGCATCGACCTCAACTCCTGCACAAGTAACGGCACTAAAGCAGCAACTTGAGCGTGAACTACGACGTACTGCAAAACTTGAGCAACAAGTTGAATTATTGATGCAGCGCGTCGAGGGTAACGAGGGGATAGATTTACGTCCTAAACGTCTTCAGTTTACACAAGAAATTGATGAAGCGAACGACGTTGAAGAGGTTGATGAGGTTGAAGTAGAACCAGAAGTTGAAGATGAAGCTCCACGTCGAAGAGGCAGACCGAGAAAAGTATGACGTTAGCCACAGCAGTTGCAGCAGTAGCGGCAGAAGCCGGATACACAGTCGATAGCAATATCGTAACATCTACTGATGTTACTACTAAACAACTGCTGGCAATGGCTCAGCGCATAAATCGTGAGATCGCAGATCAATTTCCGTGGCCATCGATGTATGCGTCTGGGTCATTTACGTTAGTCGGTGGGCAAGCTAACTATAGTTTGCCTGCCGCATTTTCCTGGTATCAATACGAATCATTTTGGAATAGTTCACAACGATGGCGCGTACTTGGTCCAATGTCACCGCAAGAATATGCTGAAGTGCGTGGCTATGGAATCAACACAACTGTTTACCAACGCTTCCAAGTACGTGGTATTAGCAATTCAACTCTTTTAATTAGTCCAACACCTGGAGCTAATCAAAACGGGCAAATAATCATTTTTGAATATATTGCAGATCGTTGTGTAAAGCCTCGCACATGGACAACTACTACAACTTACGGTGCTAATTCTTATACCTTTTATAACGGCAATTACTATCAAACAACTGCTGGTGGTACTACTGGTGCAACTCCTCCAACTCATACTTCTGGCACTGTCTCAGATGGTGGTGTTTCATGGACATATTACGATGGGGCTTATTCCGATTTTCTTGCTGATACTGATGAAACTATTTTCAACCAGAAGACACTTGAGCTAGGTATGCTTGAGCGGTTTGCTGAACTTCATGGATTAACTGGAGTCCAACCACGCTATGTTACACAAATGAACGAAGATTATTCACGACAACAAGCAAGTAAAATAATTTATGCGGGCGGCCATACTAGAGCAGAATTATTTGCTCGAAGTGGAACCGCTGTATTTGGGACTTGGATCTAATGGCACCACAACAACCAAACATACCACCACCAGCCAAAGGCATGTCGCCACAGCAATACTATTCTTTTTTAACTCAGCGAGGTGTACCTGGTTGGGCAGCTTATGATGCTGTGCAGGCCAATTATGGTGGCCAAAGCAATCAAAATGAAGAACCAGATCAAGGCTATCAATATGGTCAGGTAGCCGGACTGGTTGGTGGACAAATGTTAGGTCAAGAAATTGTTTCTGGATTTCCTACTATCAGTGGATTGTTTTCATCGGGTGCAACAGGCGCCACGGGTGCTACTGGCACAACCGCTGCTACTGGAGCAACTACAACTGCTGGTGCCACAGGTACAGGCGCGGGAACTACAACAACTGGCGCATCTACATTGGGGTCTGCTGGATCTGTAGCACTACCAGTTGCCGCAACTGTAGCGGCATTATCAGAGGGATGGGAAAGTGGTGGCAAAGATATTTTAAGAGGTCGCGGGAATAAGCAAGATTACGCTAATCTTGGCGCTAACTACATTCTGGGAGTGGGACCAAACTTGGTTTCTCGCTGGCTTGGTAAACCTTCTATCGGTAGACGATTAACATCCGGCAAATCAGACGCACAACTTTTGCGTGATGATTTTAGGGGATCACTAAAAGAAGCAGGTATTGCTGATGAGAAGTATCAAGTAACGCTAGCTGATGGATCTAAATTTGATATTGGCAAAGACGGCAAAGCAAAACTTGCGAATGTCGATCAAGAAACCAATAGACGGTACTATGAGGTTGATCTAAACAATCCGTTAGCAACCTATGCTATCCCTAAAATAGATGCATTCGTGCGTAGTAAGTATGGACCAGATGCTGAAAGTGCCGGATACAAACCTGAACAATTTACAGCCATGTTGGTAAATGCAGCAACTTCAAACGCAAAGACACAAGCTGAAGTAGATGCAAACATTGCTGCTATTTTGAAACAATCGCCGCCTACGCAGCAGAATAAACCTGGGGTGTATCAACCAGGTCAATCGGCTGCAAATTTAGCAATGTCGGTAGCGAACAAAACTGTTCCTCAATCACAAGAGGCGCCACCACAAAATTTGCAAGTATATCAAAATGCTATGAACAAATTGCAAAACTTACGAGGATAATATGCAACGACTAATAGGTGCCTTAAATCGAGAGCCATTAAAAAGAACTCCGCAAGCTCCACGGAGACTAGGGGGACAGCAGAACATGCAGCAACCTGCTTTTCGCGGTCAGCCAGTATCGCGTGGTCCAGTTACACCAGCGGAAAGCAAACCATTTCAGCCTGTGTTTCCACAACCTCAACCACAAACTCCACCACAGCAACCAGTATATGGACAACCGCTACAAAAGCCACAACAAGCTGGTATGCAACCTCCTCAATTCTTTCAACCAGCAGCTCAACCTGAGTCAATGGTAAATACACAAGTAATGCCTCAAGAACAGTGGCAACAGGGCGCAATGGGTCAAGTTGCAAATGCGCCACAAGGATTGCAGCCATATCAACCTCAAGCATATCAACCTCAAGTGTATCAACCATATTTTCGTAAATTTGGAATGTAATGGCACTTCAAGGAACAACTTTACCTGCACCGTATAGTGGTCTTGATATTGTCAGTCCGATTGACAATATGGATCCTACTACGGCTTTGGAGTTGGTAAATTTGTTTCCAGGTGCAAGTGCTCCAGAAGTGCGGCATGGATACGCTCAATTAGATACTTCTACGACTACAACGCAAACCTTGTTTATGGCTGAATTGCCATCAGCATCAGGAACTACGCAACTTGTCGCAGCTTCAAATACAGAAGTTTATAGCTTCACAACTGCTGGTGCTCGAACTACCATTTCAAAAGCTGGTGGTTATACGTCTGGAGAATGGAATTCGCATATTTTTCGAGGCAATTTATATCTGTGTAATGGAGTCGATAATGTACAGGTTTATACTGGTACAGGACTTTGTCAGGATATAACAGCAAATCCACCAGGGGGAACAACACTAGCTAACCTAGTCAATGTGTCTTCTTATCG